GCCGCCGTTGGTATTGGTACTACTTCACAGAGTGGTTCAAACCCAGGCGCACTTAACCCATCTACTGCTGCTACTCAAAAAGCATACGCAGTTGGTCAGGGTATGCGTACAGACGACGCTGAAGATCTCGGTACAACCGGTGATGCCTTCAACGAGATGGCTTTCAGCATCGAGAAAGTAACTGTTACAGCGAAATCCCGTGCTCTAAAAGCTGAGTACAGTTTAGAACTAGCACAAGACCTTAAGGCAATCCACGGTCTGAATGCTGAAGCGGAATTGGCAAACATTCTCTCCACAGAGATCCTTGCTGAAATCAACCGTGAAGTTATCAGAACAATCTACAAGGTTGCTGAAACAGGTGCTGCTGTTAACACTGCTACTGCTGGTACATTTGACCTAGACACAGACTCAAACGGCAGATGGTCGGTTGAGAAGTTCAAAGGACTTATTTTCCAGATCGAGCGTGATGCTAACGCTATCGCACAAAGAACTCGTCGTGGAAAGGGCAACATGATCCTTTGCTCCGCAGACGTTGCTTCTGCTCTAACAATGGCTGGTGTACTTGACTACACACCTGCACTCAACGCTAATCTTAACGTTGATGATACTGGTAACACCTTCGCTGGTGTACTTGCTGGTAAGTTCCGTGTCTACATTGACCCATATGCTGCTAACAGTGCTGCTTCTCAGTACTATGTTGCTGGTTATAAAGGTTCTTCACCTTATGACGCTGGACTGTTCTACTGCCCATACGTTCCTCTACAAATGGTTCGTGCAGTTGGCGAGAATACCTTCCAACCAAAAATTGGATTTAAGACTCGTTATGGTATCGTTGCAAACCCATTTGCTAAGGGTGCTACACTCACCACTCCTGGTGTTCTTGAGCGTAACTCTAACGTATACTACAGACGTGTTAAGGTCAACAACCTCATGTAAGAAGAAAGGATATATTTCCTTTATTTCAAAGAGACTCCTTCGGGGGTCTCTTTTTTTGTCTAAATACATATAAAGCTAGATTACCAATGAAACCTACTCCAAAACAATATAAAGAGGCAGTTGAACGTCATGACTATATTGAAAAATATCTGATACAAGAAGGTTATGCAGAAAACCCTGATATGGCAGGTAATGTTATTATGGGTATGAGTGAAGAATGGTACGAACTTATTCTTAAAAATTCTGGTCTATTAGAAGAATGAAAACCTTTGGGAAATTCCTGGAAGAAGCAGCAGAAGCAAAGAAATGCCCTGCTGGTAAATACTGGTGCTTTGATGATAAGAAATGTAAGTCTATTCCCAGAGGATATCATATAGGGCATAGGGGATATTTAGAACATGATCAAGATGAGGACGGTAAGAAAAATGGGTCCAATAACGGTAATGGAAATGGTAATGGCCATTCTGGCAATGGTAATGGTGGGAATGGCAACGGTGGTGGTGGCAACGGTGGTGGAGGAGAATAATGTCGAAGACTGATCCTTTTGTCAATCAAATAGATAATAGGAATTTTCTTGCACCAGTAGGATTTAAATTTACTTTGGGAAACTATCCAAAGGTTGCTTTTTTTTGTAATGCTGCTAGACTTCCAGAGATAACACTTGGAACTGCTATTCAACCTGGATACTTAAAGGATATTGACATTCCTAGTGAGAAGTTAGATTACGGAGATTTAAATCTGAGATTTCTTGTTGATGAGAATCTTGAAAATTATATGGCAGTTCATAATTGGATGACTGGTTTAGGATTTCCAGAAACACCAGATCAATTTAAAAAACAAACTACTGATAATGATGGAGTTAGAGACCTAAATGAACAGTGGAGTGATGGTTCTTTACATATTTTAAATAGTAATTATAGAGATGTTGCTATTGTAAAATTTGCAGATCTTTTTCCAGTTTCAATTACTTCTTTGGAATTTGATGCTACTGATAATGACATACTGTACTTTACAGCAGAGGCATCTTTCAAGTATACTGTGTATAATATATTCGGAGCAGACGGTAGAACTAAACTATGAATCTTGACAAAATTCAGGAGATGTGGGAGCGTGATGCTGTCATTGATCCTGATAACCTACATGATGAGTCATTAAAAATACCTCAATTACACTCAAAATACTATACGGTCTATAATACCGTTACTTTATTGCGTGAAAAAGCAAGAGAATCTTATAATAAAGTTAGATTAGAAAGGTATAATTATTATACTGGGAAAGCACCTGCCGAAGTTTATGTTGAAGAACCTTTTGGGTATAAGGTACGTGAGAAAGATGCTATTCAAAGATACATGGAAGCAGATGAAAAATTAACTAAGGTGGATTTGAAGATAAGATATTATGATGCTACTTTAAAATTCTTAGAAGAAATTATTAAAAATGTATCTAATAGAACTTTTCAAATTAAAAATGCCATAGAATGGAACAGATTTCAAGCAGGAATGTAATTAAATGAAAGCACAAGAACAATTAAAACTTCGGGTTGTACCTGCAGATAGTGGATTCTGGTTGGATGCGATTTTAGATGATCAGATAATGAAGCATCTTTGGAAATGTATTCGTAAGGCTAAAAAGGATGCTATTAACTATAAACAAACTTTAGCGGGAAATTTATCTGAAAGTTATCAATTAATTGATATAGATAATATTTTTACACAAAATGCAATAAAACCATTAGTTAATGAATATATTAATGAGAGTGGAGTATCTTTTGGTAGTAAATTAGAACTTAGTGGTCTATGGGTAAATTTTCAAAATAAACATGAATTTAATCCACAACATAATCACAATGGAACGTATTCATTTGTTATATGGATGAAAATTCCATATACTTTTGAAGAAGAATGTAAGCAATCTTTTTTAGATGGGGTAAATCATAATGATATAAGAGTAGGTTGTTTTGAATTTCAATATACTAATATGTTAGGACATATAGTATCAACAACTTATGCAATGTCACCTGAAGTGGAAGGACATATGTTATTATTTCCTTCAGCATTAAAGCATCAAGTATATCCATTTTATACTAGTGATGAGCAGCGTGTGAGTATATCAGGTAATATATGGGCAACAGATCAATATGGTAGAGAATATAATCCAGATGCAGGTATGTGATAAATAGTTAAAACTGTTTATACAGATGAAGTCTTTTATAAATTTTTTAACAGAAGCAAGGGGTGGTCCAGACTTTAGTGATGAAAAGTCTCATGAACTTATATGGAATTATATTGTCGGTAGTGAAGATAAAGATGGTGAGTTAGGTAAGAAAGTAAGAAAAGCAATTAAAGATAAAGATTGGGATACTGTAGAATATGAAGTAAATAACGCAGTACGTAGCGCACAGAATGATTCAGAACATCCACTTCATTTTGATAATCAAGGGGATGATGGATTTACTGGTGGATCTAAGACAGATGATCATAGAAGATCCTTTAATTCAAGAATAGAAAGAAGTAAGCACGGTGTTATTTCCATGTTAAAAAGCCGTCAAGGCAGTAGCATGGGTAGTAAAGGATGGAAAGTAACTCAACAAGGTGGAGAACATCAAAGATCTAAATCCGATTGGGGTGGAAATCCAAAAGGACAAGGAAGAACTGATTTAGTATATACTGATCCAGATAATCCCAAAGCAGTGCATCGTCAAAGTCAGAAGGATGTAAGGGGATCTCAGGCATACTCAGCAGGAGGAGACCAATTTGCATCAACAGTAAAGGCAGGTGCTAAGGAAATAACTAAACCTAAATTTGATAAACCAAGAAAAGAAAAAGATGAATCGGATCAAGATTATAAATCTCGTGTAACAAAAATTAAAACTGATGCTAGGGAAGCTGGAAAGGAAAGACAATCACAAATTGGAAGACAAGCAGAAAGAACTGGTAAATTAGTTGATTCTATGAGAGGTAAATCTACTGAGGATAAGCAAAGACTTAAAGGTTTAGCATCAAGAATGACTGGTAGAATGGAAAGACAAAATCCAGGTCTATCAAAAGCAGCAGGACAAGAAGCATTAACTGGTAAAGCACAGTTTGGTGGTAAAGTGGATAGTGTAATTACTACGGGAGATGAGCGTTCTAGTGTAAAGGATCCAAGAGCAACATCTGTTGGTGCTCCCAGACCTGCTCTTCCTAAGGGTAGAGATAGGGGTGGTAACGTAAAAGGAGATATAAAACCAGAAGAATCTTCAAGACCACAACAAGGGAATTTCAGAGATTTTCAAGCTAGAATAGCAGAGAGACAGAGAGGATTTAGAGCAGGACAAGCAACTGGTTCTATTCCAAAAAGAGTCGTAGATCACCTCAGAAATAGGTAATAAATATTTACAACTGAATATTATGTCATGTCTCATTTGGTTATATCAAAGAAGAATGAAGTATTCTTAAAGGTACTTGCTGAACCGC